GACATTTTAATACTTTTGAAAGTTTGATTATATGATTTTATATCTTTCTTATTCACCTTTCTTTTTTTATCAATTTTTTTTTACAATTACTTTTTTTACCTTTTACTAAAAATTTATAAATTCTTGGGGAACCAAGGTTCCCCTATGACCCCTCCTTTCATTATTTCTTTCTTTTGAAATTATTGTTTTGTAAAAAAAATTGAAATACTTTTTCAAGAATTATTTTAATCATAATTAAATACATATTATTTTGTTTAAAACAACTCAATCTATTTACAAAATGAATTCCAACGTTAAGTTCACTGGATGTGCATTTTGCCGCGCCAATCAAAAACCATTTAATCATCAATTAAAAAATAAACAAGGTCATATAGTTTGCCAAGAATTATTACAATATGAGTGTCCTTGGTGTCATGTAAAAGGACATACAACCAAGCACTGCACAATGACGTACGAAGAAGTATGTACAAAACGTGAACAGGTAAGAGAAGCAGAACGACGCGAACGCTGGGAAGAAAATCAAAGGGTTAAAACTAAACAAGACGAAATCAAAGCCAATAGCTGGGCAGCAAAAATTACAAAAAAGGTTTCACCAGCGGCTATTGCTAAAATGTCAGAAGATGAGAAAATTTTAAAAGCCGAAAAGGCTGCCAAATTAGCAAAGATAGCAGAGGAGAAAAAAATTGCAGCAGAAAAAAGAAGGGAAAGATACGAGAAATTTTATGAGCCAAATATGCGTGAAAAATATGGTGTTCGTGAGCAATTGGTACTTCCACCGGTTTCTTATATGCATGATAGTATTTGCGTATCAATTGGCGATTTTTGGGAGTTTTATGTGGAAGGTTTACGCGATGACAGCGAATTGGCGAAGAGTAGACGTGAAAATGTAGAAAATCAAACTAAATTCCATGCTTATTTGAAAGAGAAATACTGGACAGACTGGATTTTTGAAACACAAACAACAGAAGATGACTGTATTTATCTACGCCAACTACGCAGAAAAGAAATGTTGGCTCGCGAAGAAGATGAATACGAACGCGAAGAACGAGAGAGAAAAGAATGGGCCAAAATAAATAAGGAAATAGAAGAAAGAAAGAAAGAGCAAGATGAAATGGAGAGAAAACATCAATCTGGAGAAATTACTGAAAAGGAATTCAACGAATGGTATTGGGCGCATGAGGAAGAAGAATGGGAAGAGCAAGATGCTTATCATATGTCAGGGTTACAACTATATGAAACAATCGAACACCAAAGTAAAGCAAAGAAAGCGTGGCTGATGAGAAAAAAGGCGCGAGAAGAGTTCTAAAAATATATAATATATTTGTTATTTTATATAATATATATGATATGGTATGTATTTGTAATTGTAAATTGTAATTAGTATATTAAATATTACCTGTTATTTAATTTGTAATCTATTGCAAATTTATTTTTTTTAAATTTTCTATTTGCAAAATTTTTATTTATATCTACTATTTTTTTATTAATAATTTCTATTCCTTTTGTAATTATATTCTGGTTTTTCTCTAAAACCACATTATTATGTATAATTTTTTGAAAATCTGTTTCACCTCGTTTAGCTTTGAAAAATATATCTTTACGTTTATCATTGCATAATTTACAAAAACATCCGTTGTCTATGTAATGCTCTAATTGAATATCATTTATATATTGATTTTCTAAACATAAAGACATATAAAATTTAAATTCATCCTTTGTATATGGTACTTTTTCTTGGCACAAACGATTACTCCAAGTCATTAAATACTTTTTTCTCTCTTCCTCGCTATAATAAAAGTTTAAGTATTTGCAATTTTTTATATTTTCAAAATAGTTTTTAGGTAACCTATATTCAGATTTAAATCTATTATATAACTCACCTATTTCTTTTGTTTCTGTTTTATAATCAACAATCATAACTATGTCTGTCTTTAAAATGGTAGAAAGAATATTTGCCCATAATTGTGAATCACACAAACGTAATTTAATATATTTAACATTATTAACTTCTTGAATAGTATATTTTTTATTAAAATCAAACGGAACCGGTTTTGATATATTATATTTGTCTATATAATGATCGCCATTTTCTAAATGAGTAAATAATTTATCAAATCTATCGGAAATGCGTTTAATTGAATATTTGCTTATATTATCTTCTGTATTATTAAAATGATACACTGCTATTTTTTCGAAAAATTCTGAAATTTTTCTCTCTATAGGTGTTCTATAAATATCAATTACATAAACATTTTTATTATTACTAGCTAAATATTGAATAATATCATTTATTTTTACATCATTTATTCCTGTTAAAACATTTAACATTATCTCATCGTGGATATGTATAACATTATACGATTTTGCTAAAGATACACGTAAAGACGTTACCAATGTTGTCGAACCAACCTTTGGAGGAGTGTAAATAAATATATAGTTATTAGAAATATTATATTTATTATTAAATAATTTATCAATAACATCTCTTATTTTTTCTAGATTGCTCATATAATAATAACTTAAATAAAAATTTAAAATTTAATTTATTATCTAAAATATGGAAGCTATATTAGTACTTGATATTAATAATGGTTTATCAAAAGAAGGTATTATACCTTGGACTTCAAAAAAAGATATGCAATTTTTTTATAATAAAACAAAAAATAACATTTTAATTATGGGTAAAAATACTTATTTTTCTCTACCAGAAAACTCTAGACCATTAAAAGATAGATTAAATATTGTTTTAACGAGCAATCCAGAATTTTTATCGAATAATGAAATAAGTAAATACAATAACATATTATTTACTAAAGACGACAACATTTTCAAGACAATTTTTTATAATAGAGAGAAATACATAAACACATACCCTTCTTTAAGTAGGAATTTTAAGATATATATTATAGGTGGAAAACAGATATATGAAAAATTTTTCCCATTATGTAAAACAATATGGTTGACCAGAATAAAAAAAAATTATATGTGTGATTTAGTATTTGAATATAACTATGAAAAAGAATTTAAGGAAGAACTATATGATGAAACATCCGAATTAAAAATAATTAAATATAATAGAATTTAGCATTCAACATTTTTTACAAAATGCTTATTCATATATTTTTGAATATTAAAATAAGTTAATTGTTCACCTTCTTCAACTCCTAACAAAAATTTTAGTTTATTATCAGGTTTTATAATCTTACTATTGCTTTCATTTTCTAACTTATTTTCTTTTATATATGTAACCAAAGATTTTGTTACCTCAGTTCTCGCTATTTCAGTTCCTTCTGTTTTATTCATAAATTCACATAATTCTTTTGTTACTTTACTTGGTTTTGCAAATCCAGATGGTTTACGATTACCTTTATTTTTATTTTTAGTTGCTTCCTTTTTAAGTACCTTCATTTGTTTTTTTACATTTTTTTCTAATTGTTTGAGTGAATGTTGAAGATTACCTATTTGATTTTTAACTATTGTTAATCCAGTTACTAATTCTTCAAATTGTTCAAACAAACTATTATCAACTTCTTCATCTTTATCACTGTTATTCAATTGCTTCATTCTATACTACATTTATGAAGTAAACTTTAAATTAATTTATATTAATATTATTATATAATATTAATCTTATTATATAATATAAATTTTATTTTTTCATATTTTTACATATAGGGCATTTACAGTTTGCTTTATGACCATTTGATTTTTTAGAACAATGTCTTTTTTTATGTATACAACGAATATTTTTGCAAATAGGACACATACAATTTGCTTTGTGACCATTTGATTTCTTTCTTGTTCCTCCTTTCTTTTTATCCCAACATCCACCATTCTTTCTAGACCCTTTACTCTTTTTAGATCGTTTTTTTCGAGTGCCACCAACTACATTATTACTACTTGATTTATCTTCATCTATATTATCATCACTCATATTACCAATAGATTTATCTATTGCGTCTTCACCTGAATTTTTAATTTTATCATCGTCATTAATAGTATTGTTTGGGTCTGTTCCTGGTGCATATGGTATATCGCTTAAACTACTTGTGTCAGAATCTGTATCTGTATCTGTATCTGTTACTTCTTTGTCATTTTCATTATTAGAAACTTCTTCTCCTCCTTTCATTTTTTTCATGTTTTTACAAATGGGACACATACAATTTGCTTTATGACCATTTGATTTCTTTTTACTTCCTTCTTGTATTTTCATATCTAAATCATCGGAATTATCTGTTCTTTTTATATTTTTTTTGTTAGCCATATTTTTACATATAGGACATCCACAATCTGGCGCGTGCCCATTTTTCTTTTTTAATGAGCCATTTTTTCTTAATTTTTTCATTTTATCTTCTTTTGTATAATCACCTCTTTTTGCTTTATTTATCATATTTTCACAAATATGACATTTACAATCATTAGAATGACCATTTTTTCGTTTTCCACCCATTAGTTTTATGCTATCAATTTCAGTTTTTCCCATATATATTAATATATATATATTAAGTTTTTCAAAAAATATGTTAATAAAATATTTTTTGAAATTTCTAAACTAAATAATTATATTTTAAATTTACTTCGCTTCCATTGTAATCGCAGTAGTTCCTTGACGTGTAGGCTTACTACGAACATTACGCACTTTGCTATCTGTTTTATTTGAGACAAGTGTCCACTCCTTGTTGGCTCCTTCTCTTGGTCCTTCACCACGTGTTCTAGGTGGTCTTTGTTGTCTAGGAGTTGTAGTATCTCTAGGTGGTCTTTGTTGTCTAGGAGTAGCAGCGTCTCTTACAGGTGTTGGCGATGATGTTTCATCTACCTTTTCTGCTCTATAAGCGGTTCTAGCAAGCTTGTATTCACGTCTGGTTTCGCACATTAACTTTCCTCCATTAATTCCATTTACGTTAGATGCTTGCCATTCATGTTCAGTAGAATTGGTTTTTACCAATTCAAACTCTACATATTCACCTTGAACCAAATACTTGTATTGTTGATTCTCAACTTCAATTGCACTATGATGAATAAAAATATCAGAACCCGAGCGACTACCATCTGTAACGGTAATAAATCCAAAACCAGCCTTGTTATTGAACCACTTAACACGGCCGACCAATCGCTCAGAAGAAGGTGTATCAACGTCTTTGTTAGATGTCATATTTATAATCTAATATATAAGCATATCTTTATATAGTTTTTTTCATAAAGATATAATCTAAAATTTATCCTTGTGTTATATAATAAACATGTGTTAAAATAAATCTCTCTAAATCGTGATTGTTAGATGTATCTACATCTGTAAGTTCAATTTTTGAAAAATCATATAACTCAATATTATTATAAGAAATGTATTCAAACACTGGTATTAAATTTATTGTTTCTGCTTCCTTTATATCATTTAAATCTATGTTATTATCTTTTGCTAATTTTCTAATATAATTATAAATCATCAATCCTATCATTTTAAATCTTTTGTCTTGTTTTTTATCTGCTTTTTTATTCACTAATTGAAATACGTTAAATAATGATTCAATATAATCTGACATTCTATCATAAGTTTTCTCACTCATTTAATAGTAATTATATATTTCTTTTTAAATTTTTTTCTGCATTAACTCTAATTCTCTATTAAATCTATCAATAATAATATCATAATTCGGTATTTCTTCAAAGGATAAATTTTTTACATAATTCATATAAAAAACTAAAACTTCTGGTAAATTTGTATCTTCTAATATACCATTTTTTAAATACTTAATTTTATCATTTACGTTTTCAACATTTGATATTGTTTGCCAAGGTAATGTTCCTAAATAAAAATAGATTAACATATAGCCTAGAGATTCTAAATCATCTCTTCTGCTTAATTCTATATAATTATGAGCGTTTATGCTTGCATATGTATTGCTTCCTATTAAATTATTACTTCGTTTTTCAGACATATGTTTATTATTTATTAAGTAAGATTTGCAAAACCCAAAGTCAATTATGTAAATTTTATTATCCGTTTTTTTTAAACTTAATAAAAAATTTTCAGGTTTTAAATCTCTATGAACCAATCCTTTATCATGAATAAATCTTAACAATTTAACAATTATGATACCTATTTGTAGAACAAGTGTTAGAGAGAAATTCCCGAATTTATTTTTTACCTCTTGAAGTGATTTTCCCAATAGTTCTATTACCATATAATAATTTTTTTCATCTTTACCAAACCATTTTACAGAAGGAACTCCTAAACTATTATTTAAATATTGATATACAACTGTTTCATGCTTTAACAACTTAGTATTGTTTTTTATTTCTTCTATTTTAACTGCTACATATTCTTTACTTCTTATATTTTGACCTCTATAAATTGAACCAAAAGAACCTTCTCCTATTTTTTCAAGTAATAAATATTTATTGTTAATTAAATTCATATTTAAATATTGGTTTAATATTTAAATATTATTGTTTTATAATTTATTCATTTTATTGCCTTTCTTGCCTTTCCTGACTTTCTTGCCTTTCTTGCCTTTCCTGACTTTCTTGCCTTTCTTGCCTTTCTTGACTTTCGTGATTTATTTTTTTTTCCTCCACTACTGATGCTCATTGCATCTTCATCAGGTACTTCTTCATCTTCAGAATATTCTTCATGTAAATCTTGATAATTCCTAACAATAATATCTTTTGCCGTATCTTTTGATGTATCATTAACATTTTTAATTTCTCTATTCTCAACTTTTACTCCTATGAAAACATATGTATCATCAATTAAAAACATACATTTAAATTCTCCGTGAAATTTTTGGAGTTCCAAATCTACATTTTCATAGGTTCCGGTTCCAACTATAATTGCTCCATTATTATCATATATCTCGTTTGTAAATTCTAAAGTTGCTCCTTTTATTAGTGAAGGAAATTTTTTTCCAGGTAAAAACTGATATAAAGAAGGAGATACCATAATTATAATATTATAATATATTATAATTATATTTTAAAAAATAAAAAATCTTGGTATAATAAATTTATGTTCATTTACTACTGGTAATCTTAAAAAAAATAAACCAATTATTATCAAAACTATACCAAAATATTTCCATGGATCGTTAAACTTTTCTCCTAATATAACTATAGCTGCTATAGATTCTATTAAAGCACTTAATCCATCCCACGCTGCGTTAACAAGTAAAATCGTAGAACCTTGTAATGACCGAATTAAAAAATATATTACACCGATATATCCTATTGAACCTGTAGCAAAATTTTGTAATCCGCCTTTATTTGCAAATTCTTTATAACCAAAATCTCCTATTATTTCAGTCAAACATAAAGCTAAAATACCAACATAACTCATTGTAATTAATATATTTATATAAATAAATATAAATTATATAAAATATAAGTATAAAATATAAGTATAAAATATTATAATAATTTCGTTTACAATGTAAAAAAATATAGTGTTATAACATGTGTCATTATAATTATAACTTGTTGTATTATCATTAAGAATTTTCCGTAAAATGATATAGGATATAAATCAGAAATCCCTACACCAGCTTGAATAGTTGTACTCAAAAGCAAATAATCTAAAAAAACAAATTCTTCTCTAACATGTCGTTGAAAATGATCTTTTAATTGGTAATAAAATAAAGCAAAAAATAAAATACATAAAATATGAAAACAAACCGTTCTAATAACAATCTTCATATATATTTATTATATTTCTTTTCCATTATATATTTGATTTAATTGACGATTTACTCTTACAAAAGTTGCACATTTTGGTATATCTTTAATTTTTTTTGAACCTAAATATGTCATACAAGAACGAATGCCTCCTTGAATATTTAAAATTGTTTCTTCAACTGGTCCTCTATGTTCAATTTTTACGGCTTTACCTTCACTACTTCTGTATTTTGCAACTCCTCCACTATATTTATTCATAGCATTTGATGAACTCATTCCATAAAATACTTTATATTTTTTATTTCCTTCTTCAATTAATTCACCACCGCTTTCATTATGACCTGCAAACATAGAACCACTCATAACAAAATCTGCTCCAGCACCATAAGCTTTTGAAAAATCTCCTACAACTTGAAGCCCTCCATCACTAATAATATGTGCATCTAGTCCATGAGCTGTATCCGCACATTCAATAACAGCACTTAATTGAGGCATACCTATTCCCGTTTGTTTTCTAGTTGTGCAACAACTTCCACTACCAATACCTACCTTTACAATATCAACTTTTCCATTCATAACAAGATCTAAAACACCTTGAGATGTACAAACATTTCCAGCAATAATAATTTTATCTGGATATTTCACTCTAATTTCACTACATTTTTCAATAAATTTTGACATGTAGCCATTTGCCACATCAATACAAATAAATTTAGGATCAATATTTTTTACTATTTCATCTAAGTTTTCTAAATCTTTATCACTAATTCCAGTTGAAACAGCAAAATATCTAATATCTAATGGTTTATCTTTTAAATCTTCAATTGTGTAATATTTATGCAAACATGTTAAAACCTTATGTTTTTGCATTTCGAGAGCCATTTCAATAGTTCCAGTTGTATCCATATTACTTACAATAATAGGGACACCGGTCCAAGAATAAGTAGAATACTTAAATTTAAATGTTCTCTCTAATGATACTTCTGATCTTGAAGAATATTGGCTTCGTTTTGGAAGTAAAAGAACATCGGAAAAATCTAATTTTGTATCGTCTAAAATCTTCATAATATATTTAAAATTTAGTTTTTAAATATATTATGATAAAATATAATATTTTATAGCGCCAAATATTTAGAAACACCATTTTTCGTTAATTTAAAATAAATTTATAAAAATAAAGTTTTATCACTTAAAATATTTGCTAAAATTTTTTCATGTTTATATTATATAAATATGGTAGACAATATCATCTTTGTTGACAGTTCTGTGCCTTCATATTCTTTGTTTGTTGACTCGTGTAACACAAATACATATCCTATCGTATATTCATCCGATTCTAGTAAAAAAGAAATATATAATCTAGTTAAACAATTCTCTAGCATTAAACGTTTCGCTTTTGTTTTTCATTTTAGTCCAGTTTATTTATTTTTAGATAATGAACCATTTTTTATTCCGAATGAAGAAACTTTTAGCAAGAATGTTCAGTTTTTAATTGATTTGATTAATGAAATGAAGGTTAAAAATGTGGATTTCCTTGCTTGTAATACATTACTAGATAAAAATTGGGTTAATTATTTTGATACATTAACGAATAATACAAATGCAATTATAGGCGCTTCAAATGATCCTACTGGAAATATAAAATATGGTGGTAATTGGGTAATGGAAAATACTAAAGAAGATATTGAGCTTATTTATTTTACACACAATATCGAATATTATACATTTTTGTTAGGTCTTTCAAACTGCACATTGTTATTAAAATCTGACGGAAAAGTTTATGGTTGTGGTAATAATCCTTATGGTCAATTAGGTAATGGAAATACTTATGATAGTTATACTTTGACACAAATGAATATTCCATCAGGTAAAACACCATCACAAATATCAAGTGTTTATGCAACGATAGTTTTAATGACTGATGGAACTGTTTATGGTTGTGGTTATAATGGTGATGGTGAATTAGGTAATGGAACTACTACTAATAGAAGTAGTTTGACACAAATGACAATTCCATCAGGTAAAACAGCATCACAAATATCATGTGGTCCGTTTCATACGATAGTTTTAATGACTGATGGAACTGTTTATGGCTGTGGTTCAAATGGTTATGGTCAATTAGGTAATGGAACTAGTAATAGAAGTCTAACTTTGACACAAATGACATCAATTCCATCAGGTAAAACACCAACACAAATATCATGTGGTTATGAATTTACTATGGTTTTAATGTCTGATGGAACTGTTTATGGTTGTGGTTTTAATGGTAACGGTCAATTTGGTAACGGAGAAAATAGTTTTAATAGTACTTTGACACAAATGACAACAATTCCATCAGGAAAAACACCAACACTAATATCATGTGGTGATGGTTATACGATGGTTTTAATGACTGATGGAACTCTTTACGGTTGTGGTTATAATTCTTTTGGTCAATTAGGTAATGGAACTACTGGTAATAGTAATACTTTGACACAAATGACAATTCCAACAGGTAAAACACCAATAAAAATATCATGTGCTTATGGAAATACGATAGTTTTAATGAGTGATGGAACTCTTTATGGTTGTGGTTTAAATGATCGTGGTCAATTAGGTAATGGAACTACTAATAATAGTAGTACTTTGAGACAGATGACAAATTCTACAGGTAAAACGGTAAAACAAATAACATCTGGTGGTGGTGATACGATAGTTTTAATGACTGATGCAACTGTTTATGGTTGTGGTTCAAATGGTAGTGGTCAATTAGGTAATGGAACTACTAATAATAGTAGTACTTTGACACCCATGACAAATTCTACAAATACAATTAAATTAATGAATGTAAATGAAGTTACTCCAACTTTATCAAATTTTTCTATTCCAAACAAAACATATGGAGATAGTTCTTTTACAATTACTGCTCCTTCATCAAATAGTAATGGGTCTTTTATTTACACATCTTCTAATACATCAGTTGCAACTATTCTTGGAAATACTGTAACCATTGTTGGGGCAGGAAGTACAACCATTACAGCAACTCAATCTGAATCAGGTAATTACGCTTCAGGAATAAAAACAACAAGCTTTACTGTTAATAAAGCTACTCCAGAAATATCAAATTTTTCTATTCCAACCAAAACATATGGAAATAGTGCTTTTACAATTACTGCTCCTTCATCAAATAGCACAGGGTCTTTTATTTACACATCTTCTAATACATCAGTTGCAACTATTTCTGGAAATACTGTAACCATTGTTGGGGCAGGAAGTACAACCATTACAGCAACTCAATCTGAATCAACAAATTACACATCAGGAACAACAACAGCAAACTTTACTGTTAATAAAGCTACTCCAACTTTATCAAATTTTTCTATTCCAACCAAAGCAAATGGAAATAGTGCTTTTACAATTACTGCTCCTTCATCAAATAGTAATGGGTCTTTTATTTACACATCTTCTAATACATCAGTTGCAACTATTTCTGGAAATACAATTACTATTGTTGGTGTAGGAATTTCAACTATTACAGCAACTCAAGATCAAACAAATAATTACACATCAGGAACAACAACAGCAGATTTTTATGTAAAATTAACTCCATCAATATCAAATTTTTCTATTCCAACTAAAGTATATGGAGATAGTTCTTTTACAATTACAAATCCTTCATCAAACAGTGATGGGTCTTTTATTTACACATCTTCTAATACATCAGTTGCAACTATTTCTGGAAATACTGTAACCATTGTTGGTGCAGGAAGTACAACCATTACAGCAACTCAACATGAAACAACAAATTACATTTCGGGAACAACAACAGCAAACTTTACTGTTAATAAAGCTACTCCAACTTTATCAAATTTTTCTATTCCAAACAAAACATATGGAGATAGTTCTTTTACAATTACAAATCCTTCATCAAACAGTAATGGTGATTTTAGTTATGCATCTTCTGATACATCAGTTGCAAGTATTGATGGAAATACTGTAACCATTGTTGGTGCAGGAAGTATAACCATTACAGCAACTCAAGATGAAACAAATAATTACACTTCGGGAACAACAACAGTAAACTTTACCGTTAATAAAGCTACTCCAACTTTATCAAATTTTTCTATTCCAAACCAAACATATGGATATAGTTCTTTTACAATTACAAATCCTTCATCAAACAGTGATGGTGATTTTAGTTATGCATCTTCTGATATATCACTTGCAAGTATTGATGGAAATACTGTAACCATCGTTGGTGCAGGAAGTATAACTATTACAGCAACTCAAGATGAAACAAATAATTACACTTCAGGAACAATAACAGCAAACTTTACCGTTAATAAAGCTACTCCAACTTTATCAAATTTTTCTCTTCCAGACAAAACATATGGAGACACTTCTTTTACATTTACAAATCCTTCATCAGACAGTGATGGTGATTTTAGTTATGCATCTTCTGATATATCAGTTGCAAGTATTGATGGAAATACTGTAACCATTGTTGGTGCAGGAAGTATAACCATTACAGCAACTCAAGATGAAACAAATAATTACACTTCAGGAACAATAACAGCAAACTTTACTGTTAATAAAGCTACTCCAACTTTATCAAATTTTTCT